AGTTACTCCTATAATTGGATATACGCTTTCTCAATTGGGATTGAATCCTTGTTTCCTACAATCAACTGGATTCCCAGTTGCGAATGCTTCGAATATCTATTTACCTTTAGGAGTTACAGACATTCAACCAAACATTTACTTATACCAATCGTACAATGTGAAGTGGCCAAACATTACGGCTATCGCAGACGCGTCCGGAAATATTTATACAGTAAATACTTCTGGTCAAGTTGCATCATATTCAACATCACACTGCTAAAACTAGATAATGGCACAAACAATATTCATAAAAGTTACCCAATCCGGTAGCCTCAACAAGTTGCAGATACTGCAAAACATTCGTATCAGCAGCTTGAACATCAGCACCCAATGTGACAGTACCAGCATCAATCGCACGATCAGTAGTAGACCAAGACACGTCAGAAGAACTAAGAACAGCATTGATGCGGGCACCCGAAAGTTGAGCCGTCGCAGTGCCACCAGTCAAAGTCTGATTAGCCAACTGAGAAAACGCATCAGAAGCAGAAATGGAAGCAGTAGATTCGCCACTTACAGAATAATCAAGGTTCCAATCATCAATCAAACCCGTATAACGTCTATTGGTATTAGTGGTTACACGAATTTCACGCTTAGGAACAATCTGGCCATAATAAGGCGACGCAGTATAAGTAGGGTCAAACGCACGATCACGGTTATCAAACGTAACCGTAGCAATACCAGCATTAAAGTTCTCCAACTGGCGAGACTTACCACGACGAACCGTATAACCCTTGACACGCGAAGTAACATCATAAAAAATTACACCGCTCAAAACATAAGTAGTGTTATCTAGCTTGCCCTTAACCGCATCATCAAGAGTGAAAAAGTTACCAACCGAAGACGGTAAATCAAAACCAATCTCAACCTTTTCAGCGAGCAACCTAACCCAGTTGAAGAAACTTGGTTTGAATGGGCAACTATTTAAGCAGATTGTGGACGCTGGTGCCGAGGGTGGTAATGCTACTGCTGAGGCGATTATTGCTGGTGGTGCGGATGCTGTCAAGGAACTCAACGGCTTGTTTGGTGAGTTGACTACTGCTGGTTCTGACATTGCTTCTACTGCTACTGATGTGATGTATGGTTTGGGCGAGGATGTCACTAACAGTTTCATTGATGGTTTGCGTGCTCAAGATCAGGCTCTTATCAATGCCGCTCAGTCTTTGGCTAACACGTTTGCTAACTCGTTTAACCCATGGTTGTGTTCGGCTATGAATGTTAACTTGACTGGCACTCAGGCGACTGCTGGTTTGAGTATGGATAGCACTGACTACATTCGTGGCCGTGGTCGTGTGACTGCTAGTGGTTTGACTCCGGCTGGTTCTGCCCCTGTCAATGTGATTATCAATGCTGGTGCTATTACTGACCAGGCTTCGTTGCCTCAGGTTATTGTTGATGGGTTGGGCACTTATGTGCGTCAGTCTGGTGCTGGTGGTTTGACGAGATTGTTGGGGTTGTAAATGCTCGCTGAAAAAGTTGAGATTGGTTTTGATCTTCCTTCGTCTAGCGGTAACTTCTTCACGTTAGATAGTGCGACCAACCAGGATGGCTTTTTCCTTGTCAGCATACGCCTGCAACTCAGCCAAAACCTTAGGGCTGATAAGACCCTTCTCAAAGGCTTCCTTAGCTGCGTCAGTGATGTTCTTAAAAGCGTCAACAGTCTGCTGTTCAAACTCGCCCAACGGAGTAGAGAAAGCAAACATTTGCTTGAATCCGGTCAGAGTCTCAACAAAACCCTTATTGAACTCATCAATGGCAGACTTCAAATCTTCGTAAGCCTTGCGAGCCTTCTCAGCAGCTTCCTTAGACGCCTTCAGTGAAGCCTGGAAAGCATCAGCCGCCTTCTTAGCCGCATCATCAACAGTCTTTTTAGGTTTAGTTTCAGGAGCCTCAAAAGACGTTGCAGACTTTTTAGTGGCCTGAGATTTTTGATACGCCAAAGCCTGAGCCGTCAAACGGTCAGTTTCAGCCTTAGCAGAACGATTAGGGTCAGTGCCAATCAATGCAAGACGATCGACAAGCCAACCAATCAAAGGTCGCAGAATGTTACTACCATTGATAAAGTCTCGGATCCAGTCAGTTACACCTGTACCAAACTTGTTGTTGACAATAGCACCCAAGTCGTTAAAGAGTTTGATAGCGTCGTCAACGCCATCAGCAACGTGCAACAACATGTCTGCAATGAATTCCAACACAACAGCAACAACGTCTGCTAGGAAACTGATAAGCGGTGATAAAGCAGAAAATAGGGTGCCGACACTGCCAGTCAAAGTGCCAAAAATACTAGCCAAAGGCTTAAGTAGAGGCTCTAGGCTCTCCATAACATCAGCCAAACCCTTGAAGGCTTTATCGCCCTCAGGAGCCAAGTCCTCAACCAAAGGAATCAAAGCATTAGTAAAATCGTTAATTACTGGGAGCAGACGCTCACCCAGGGTGGCCTTCAAGTTCTCAAAAGTGGCATTTAAACGAGCCTGAGAACCATACAAAGTTCCAGACTGAGCCGCAAACGCACCCTGAGCGTCAGCAGAACGTTTATACAACTGTTCCAAACGAACCTGCTGTTGAGCATTCAACAAAGCCTGACCAGTCAGGTCGCCCATACCCTTAGCTGCAAGCAAAGAGTTAACTTCGTTCTGCTTAAGAGCAACACCAAACTTCTCGATCGGGTCATACTCACCACGGAACAACGCAGTCATAGCCGTAAGCGCTTCGCTCACGTCATAACCATAAGTAGTCGCCAAGTCCTGAGCCAAAGTCGTCAACTTGACAGTCTCAGAAGCAGTATCAGCCATGCTGAAACCAGCCTGCTTCAAAACAGATCCAAGGAACGTCGCAGTACGAGCCGCATCCACCTGGCTGATACCCATGTTTGCAGCGTTCTTCGTAAACTCAACCATCTGAGGGTTAAGCGAACCAAAGACCGTATTCAGAGCAAAAAGGTTACGGTCAAGATCACGAGCCGCCGTAATCGATTCAGAAACAAAGTTGACAGCAGAACCAAACGCCTTAACACCAACAGCCGCAGCACCAGCCGCCAAACCAACACGCTTCAAACTATTACCAAGAGCACCAAGAGCACCCGTAGCAGCCTTAATACCAGCCGCATTAAAGGTAGAGAGAATCGGTACAATAACTGCCATGACTACTACTTCCTACGCATCTCAGCGTTAATACGTTGCGCTTCAGACTCAATAAACTTATTCATCTCAGCATTTACCTCTGGAATAGCCTTCCAAGCTGCAGGCCAAACAATACGAGAAGGACGATCGGCGCGTTGCAACTTCTTTGACTTACCAACAGCCTTTAACATTCCGGCACCCTGACCGTTAATACGGTGACGACGAACACCAGTAGGCGACAGACTGTAAGGATACTCACGAGTATCTCCACCATTAGCCTTACCAATACCCTTAGCCATGTCCAACATAGCCAAAGCAGGCGACCAAGCCCAAACAGACACAATAGAAGTGCCCTTACGCTTATACATCCTCGGATTAATGACCATCGACGTCTTACGAGCCGAAATCTGCCCACCCCAAGTCATACGACCAGGGATAACCTTAGGTTGCATACCCTTCACATCAATCTTGTTAGGGATAGCCTTCTTAATAGCATTCTCGACAGGCTTACCGATCTGTTTAGCCTCACGCTTAAAACGTGACATAACCTTCGGCTCAACCTTACGCAACTCTTTAGCAAGGAAACGCCAATCGGTAATCTCAATCTCCATGCGTGAATTATTCTTCACGTTGATAGTTGGCATACCGACCTTCCTTACTTCTACTATTCTACCCGCCAAAAGTAAAACCCCCTCCGAAGAGGGGGCTTCACTATTTAATTGGCACTTGTAGTCCGTGCAACCATCCAGCGGTGCATAGTCCACAACATACGATCATCCAACAGCATCAACTCACGCGGAGAAATGCCAGTTTCGCAAGCTAGGCCCGCGATAAACCAATGTGCTGAAGATTCGCCTAAGCCACGGATTTTGGGTCGAGGTCACTCGCTCCAATGTTAGCGACGGTCTCAACCCAAGGGTCAAACTCCAAAGCAGTCGCTTTAGTGCGGTGCTCTGAATGCCAAGCCAAGAACAACAAGTACGTCAATTTCATGTTGTCACCAAAGTTGGTAACAGAAATTTGGAACTTGTCCTCGAAAGCAACTAGGTCACTTGCAGAACAAGTGATTTCTTTTGCTTCTTTAGATCCTTCGAATTCAACGCGTAGATTGATTTTCAATTTGTGTCCTTAGATTAAGCGGTAGCCTTCGAGATTGCTCCCGAGGTAGGCCAAGTTACAGAAACGGTGCTGAGGTCGCCCACGCTACCTGCCACTGGGTTCCAACCGTTAACAAGAACGGTGGCAGTGTAAGCAGGGGTGGTTGACGAAGCTGCGGTACCGTTACCAGCGATGATAACAGCGGTCGCAATCGAACCGATTAGAGGGAAGATGGTAGCGTCTACTGAAGCCGCTGCATAGTCCTGGTGGAAGTCGATCGAGACTGAACCTGACTTTAGGCCGCCAACAAGTTCAGTGTAGCCACCCGAAGCAAAGTCGGTAGCGTCCACGTCAGCGACGGTCATAGCAATTTCAGCACGAGCGATTGAAGATGAGAGGTCAACACCATTAATGGTGACCTTGTTTCCGGTGACAACATACTTTGCCAATTTGTTCTCCTAGCTTGCGTATACCACCACAGAAAACTCTGCGGCAAGGTATTGGTTTTCATTTACAGAGATTGAGCCATACGAACTAATCTCAGTCACTCGGCAGTCATTTGCATAACCACTGAGAGTCCTATCCCATTCTATCGCCTGTTTCACCGAGTAGTCTCCTGAGCCTGCACAGTAAGCGTCTAGGGCGTTCTGCCCAGATCTTTCGTCCATGCGTTGCACGATAACGGTCACGGTAAAACGAAACTGGTCAAGCCCACGATTCATAGCAACGTCAAAAGTGACAGGTGTTGAGTCAGGTTCTACAACGGCGATTGGCGGGTTGATTAGGTCTGGGGCGTAGTATGAGGTGCGTAGACCAGGGATGCGCGCAAGGTTGGTAGCGATACCAGTTCTGAGTTCGGTAATGCTTGCCATTATGCAAAGTTTCTCATGGTGCGGTAAGGGTCAAGCAACTGTGCCACGTCAGGGTCGATACGGCTAGAGACTCGCATAACACCCATGTCACCAAAACCAGCCACACCAAGAGGTGAATCGTTGCGTTTGAAGATGCGAGCTGCTTGCAGAATACAAGCCTGCTTCACATTCGCAGGAACCGCAGACCAACCCCAAACGCCTGTGACACGCACCAGTGTCAAACCATTCCAGTATGGGAAGTAGAAGCGACTGATAGCCTTAATGCCCGTGTAAGGCGTTGGAAGCCCATTTACACGACCATTAACAGGGGTCAACTGGTAATCGGTTGAAGACCAAGTGGTGTCAAACACCATGTCAGCCTTAGTAGAGGTTGCCAGTTCAGAAATCGACTGAAGATCATCGATAACAACGTTGTAGTTGTCGTCGGCTTCAAAATAACGTACAGCGGTGCCAGCGTTGCTGAAATCACGGTTGGTGTAAGTGTTAATGAAGTCACTGGCAGAGTTAATAGCTGCCTGAAGCATCGTGTCGTCGATCGTATCGATGATGTGAAGGGCACTTTTTAGTTCTGCAAGAGTGCAATAGGTCATGTGAGGCCTTTCGGGAGTCTACTTAACTATTCTATCGCTTGGCTAGTCGAGCCTTAATGTCGGTTGAGGAGATGCCCTGCGTGTAAGGAATGTAAACCAAACCAATGCCACGCTCATCCAACCAGTCCTGAGTGAAGCCCATCTGAGTGTAGTAGTCGCGTCTAGCCCAGTCAGAGCCAATCACAATCAGGTCAGGAACAACCCAGTCAATCGTCATAGTGCTGTCGGCACCGCCCCAGTTCTCAACAACCTCATCCACATAGCGACAAGCCTTCAGGACAGCCCTACGCTCGGCATAGTTCATGACCAAACCTTTCCCTTTGTAAGCCTGGATGAACTCGTCACTGTTCAGGCTCACAACAACTTTTCCACCCTTGCCAGCAAGTCGCTTACAACGCTTCAGGAAAGCAACATGGCCAGCATGAAACAAATCGAAAGATCCGCCCGTATAAACAGTTAATCCCATCGGTTGTGCCTCCGTGTCTTCAAAGTCCACGCCCCCTGCGTGAAATCATCCTCAGCAACCTTCTTCGAATACAAGAAACTATTAGCTGCAAAAGACTTCGTGTTGTAGTTCTCAAAACCCGACTTCAACGTTGACGAGTTCTCGTGATGAACTTTCGCCTGAATGCTACGGATAGGAACACCAGCATGGTTTACTCGACGTTCCAAATCGTTGTCGTCAAAATACAGCGGATAGAAACGTTCGTCATACAAACCCACCTTGTCGATCATGCCCTCACCGAAAGCCACACAAGACCACTGAGGAACAATGTCAACAAAGTTCAAGGCTTCCGTGTCAACCTCGGCGTGAATCTTCTCCAACGACCCAGCCTCGAACCAGGCATCGTCATTGACTAGGAGCCAGTAAGGAGCGTAAGGAGTTGATTTGATAACAAGATTCCAGGCACCAACAAGACCGAGACCATAAGGCACCCGAAGAACCCACAGATTAGCCACCAAATCCGGTTTGACGGGTACCCACTCTTGTGTTCCCGAATTATCAACAATAACAAGGTGCTCAACAGGATAGTCAATAGAAGAAAGCAACCGATTAGCAAGATCAAACCTCTTTAAAGTAGCAAAGCCAAGAACAGGAATCACTTAAGCAACTTCTTCAACACAGGCACCCAATACTTCTCCCAAACAGTCTCAACCTCAAACTGCTGTGCAAAGTCAATAGCAACCTGCGAACGCCCACGGCCAGCCTCATACGCCAACTCCAACGCAGAAACAATCGAAGGCACCAAAGGAACCTGCCAAAAGGAAGCCTGAGCAGGATCCCACATAGGCTGACCCTCAACAAGCCAACCATCTGATGCAACCAAATCCTTAGGAGCAGTCCAAGACGAAGCAATCACACGAGTACCACAAGCCTGAGCCTCAACAATAGGAATCTCAAACCCGCCACCATACGAAGGAGCCAACAAGACATCCATTCCCGTATACAAAGCTGCTACTTCCTCAGCGGGCATACCAAACTTGAAATCAACAAACGGCGGGAACATAACCGCTTCCTTAGGGATGCCCATAGCCTGCAACATAGGTAACAAGTTCCAACCACCAGCCGCACCCAAAGGATCTGTGTGCAAATAAAGTACCGAGTTAGGGTGTTTCTGATGAAAAATACTGAACGCTAAAAGGTTCTCAGAAAACGCCTTCCGGTGAATCAAACCCGAAGCCTTATTAGCTGCAACCGAACCGACAACAAAAGTGTCCTCATCTACGCCCATAAAGTCGCGTACATTCTGACCCTGCATCTGCCAAGTAGGTTTCATTATGTTTGTATCGATTGCGTGAGGCACATACTCGCACTCAATGCCCTTAGAGCGCATTTGCTCAACACCAAACGGTGACATAGCAATCGGGGTCACATTTGGTTTACGCAACCAAGCCTCAACCTTAGGAGGCAACGTAGTGTGATCTAGAGGCACCCAAGAAGCAATGTTCAACTTATCCCAAGCAGCACCCTGCAAAACCCACACGTCGTACAGGGTGATCAGAACATCTTTCAGACCCTTGTTTTGAGCCTTCCAATGATTATGTTGCATGGGAGCCACATCATTCGAATAAGCGCCCATGCCACGAGGGTAATGCGGGATAAACCCATGCCCCGTGTCATAAGTAGAAATGTTGCCCTCAACACCATAGTTAGAGAGAGCCGCAACCTTAGCCCCATCACGTTGCAAACGATCTACAAGCAACTTGGCCTGCATACCGTAACCAGTTGGTTGACCAGGCGAGTTAGACCAAACAGAGACAGTGCCCTTTATTTTTCCCATAAGAATCCTTCGTAGTAGGTAATCTCACGATAGCACAAAACCCTCAATCGGGTTTTAAGCGAAAGAGGGTCTGTGTGGGTAGTTTCCTCCCCTAGCCGTTTTGCTGTCGCGTAGCAGGAGGCAAATCCTAGCCAGTATGCTCCTTGGAGAAGCGACCTGATCTGGTTACAAAAACTATAACACAAAAAGAGGAAACCCCCCAGAGCCTACGCACTCTGGAGGGTTTCCGGTCTTGGAACAGGGTTTAGCTTGCGCCACCCTTGAAGTACTGAATGTGTGAAGCGTGGGTTAGTCCACCATCAACACGAATCAGACCACGGTAAGTGGTGACATCGTTAGCGAACGCATAGTCGCCTGAAACGTCAACACGGATACCGCCAGCAACACGAGCCTTGAACGAGTCAAGAGCACCGAATAGAACCGACTTAGCACCAGTCGCAACAGCTGCAACAGCAGGGTTCTCGTAAACTGCGTAACCAAGAAGGGTTGCAGCCTGTCCAGGAACAGCAGAGTCAGTCCAGATGTATGAACCGTTGCCGTCCTTGAGTTTACGAGCAGTCGCTAGACCAGTCTTGCTCATCTGGAAACCAGTCGAAGGAAGCATACGAGCTGCACCGTCGATTGAGTAAACGAGGTCGATTAGGTTCTCGTAGGTGAAGGCACCAGCAACACCAGTTCCACCAGTTACGGCAGATCCAGCACCAGTAGCCAACTTGGTGGTTAGGACTGAGTTGGTCTGAATACCAATAGCCTTACCAAGTTCCTGAGCGATGTAACCAGTGATGTCAAATCCTGCATCGGCTACTAGTTCTGAAGCGATCGAAACTAGAGCACCGTACTTCTCAGCACCAAGGGTGATTGATGAGAAGGTTGGGTTTGACTCGGTGATTGCTGAACCAGCAGCTACTGAACCAGCAGATGATAGAGCAGTAACGGTTGGGATAACTAGGTTCTCACCTGAGGTGGTGTTGAATACCTCTGAGGTGGTTAGCATTGGGCCAACCATCTGAGCGATTTCGAACACGCGGTTGTAGAACGACTGACCAACAGTGTTAGCAGACGGAACTAGAGCTGCACGGCCTTCGAACTCGTGACCGCGAACTTCACCACGAGCAATAGCACGTAGTAGATCAGCGTCAGTGGTTGAAGCCTTCTCTGGCATGATGAACTGTGAAGCTGCCTCTGAAGCACGAGCCTCACGCTCGGCAACCTTGGTAGCGGTGGTGATAGCAGCGTCGCGGGCTTCGATGTCGGCCTCTAGACGAGCAATCTTCTGAGTGTCCTCAGCAGTTAGTCCACGCTTCTCTGATTCTGCAATGTCAATGACTTCGCGCATCTGAGCAACAAGGTTGCTGCGAACCTCAGCCTGAGTCTTAATGAACTCTGACATGATTCTCCTTAATAGAAATGAATTAGTAACCTGCCGCGCAAACGCTGAACAGAACCTGACCGAGCAAACTCAGAGCCATTACTTTAAGTTTAGTAGGTGGTTGCACACCCGTAAAAAAGAACCCCCACAGGGAAAGGGATAACCTGTGGGGGAAAGAAACGCTATGGGAAGTTAGCGGGTTTCTTTTGCTTCTACGACTCGCGCTTCTTTGGGCGAGTGAGAAGACTTCTCGGTGGACTTAACCAAGTCCTTTAGTAGTTCTGCAATCGCACCAGAATCAGGGTTGCCAGCAAAGTCTGCCACAACCTTAACTGCAATGTCAATTTCTTCTTTCGTAGCCATTAGTTGCTCATCTCTGCTAGTGCCAATTTTGCTTTGTAAAGAGCCAGGAGGTCGTCCTGTGATTCTTCAACTTCTTCGGTCTTAGTTAGTTTACCAATAACTTCAGTAATCAACTTGCCCTGCTCAGGGTCTAGTTCCTCACCAGACTCAATGCGAAGCAAAGCATCGGCTAGAACATCTGGAGAGATACCGTCAACAGATCTAACTGAAACGGTGCCAGAGGTCTGCTCGTAAGCCGGAGTGGAGACAAGACTGACTTCATAGAGAGAAACGTCTTCTAGGTAGCGGGTATTCCCGTCAGCCGACCAGGAGTCTTTGCGAACAGAAAATCCAAAGGACCTAGCATCGATCACACCCGTTTTCACCAAAACAGCAAGATCACGCCCTAAAGTCGTCTCAGGTAGCGTCGCTGTAACCTTCAGCCCACGCTCATCCTCAACAAGTTGTAGCGAACCGTTACGGGTAGACGCCAACGGGTTAGAGGTGTCGTGGTTCCATAGCAACATCATGCGGTTGCGTGACTGCAACGAACGCTTGAAAGCACCAGGCTTGACAATCTCAGTGAAAGGTAGAGGGAGGCTTGGTTCGTTGAATACGGACGCGTAACCAGTGAAGGTTCTGCCGTCGCCCTCAGCACGCAGCTCTATGTGGTTCGTGCGAATCTCACCCTTACCAAGTGAACGACCCTCAGAGCCCTCAAGTTTCGCCTTGATGCTGTAAGCCACCTTAAGCCACTTGGCTCTTGACTCATCCATAACTTCTTCAGTCATTGAACTTCTTTCTTCCTCTCTAATCCTAGCAACCACGCCCTCAGCGTAGGCTAGTGTGCGTTGGGCTGAACGCTTAGAAGGGCCGGAACCCCAAAGTAGGTGAGCAACAACACCCGCAGACGGGTAGTTCTCTGATGAAGGGTTAGCATCCGGTGAGTCTAGGTCGCCTAGGTGACGTGAAATCCAAGCTGCAATGCGAATCCACTTGTCGTCGCTGACAGTTCCCTCAGCCATAAGACGAGCCTCACGGATAGTCTTCTCAACAAGACCGTCTCCGCCTAGCCCATCTTCGTAATACTTGAGACCTCTACGAGCTGCGGCTCTCATGTAGGCAGGTGCAGACTGATCTACTGCACGAACCTGCTCGATCGAGTCAGTTTCCACAGGTTCTACCGTCTCAACTTCCTGAAATTCCTCAGCAACCATCTCAGGGCGAACAATTTTCTCCAACTTAAAGACATTCATAATGACGTACTTGTCCGTGGGAACAAAAATGCCATCTTCTTCGTCATAAATGCGAACAACGGCCATCTGACCGTCCACCATAGCAATTTCGGCAAGGATTTCAGGGTCAAACACGTTCCAAGAGACGTAATCGCCTGGTTGTAGAGCGTCCACAGCTGCACGTTCGCCCTCAAACGGCTCATCATCAGCAATACTGACCGCAACAGCCTGCTTGATGGCTGAATCCTTGTCGGTGTGGCAACCTAGAACGGTGCCCGCTTCGCTAGTTACAGCCCAGCCCGATTTGCAAGCGTCATTGTCTTTTTCGATGTAGTACGGCATCTATACCTGCCTAATGTAGCCGATTTTGACAGTACCCGAATCGGTAACTGCGTGGATGTGTTCCATAGCAAATAGTTCAAACGTTAAAGGCTCCGCACCTAAAAGCATCCCAGTGTTGATGGTTACGCCTGAACCGCCAAGCCAGACTTGTTTACCCGCACCGTGCTCGTGATTCATAATAGTCACTTTACTGCTAGACACCGAATGCCCAGAGATTTCCTGTGCTGTGGTAGTCACATTTATCTGACCCGCCGAGATAGCCATTAGATTCCGTAAACCGACTCAGGATCTTCAGGGTTGATTTGAGCAACCGACTGCAACTGGTTAGTAGGAACACCAGTGTGAGCAATAGGAGCCATACCAAACGCTGTCAAAGTCTCGTTAGGGTCAAAACCAGCGTCGATCAACTTCTTAATCATGCTGACCTTGCCTTCTTCCTCAGGAAGTGAAGCCGCAGCTAGGTTCACGTTAGCCAAAGGCACACGGTAAACGTCGCCACCATCCACAGGTGGTAGATCTTCCAACTTGCGAATGTCGTTGATGCTCATAAAGCCAGCCTGAGAACCAACCGAGTAGCCCTGAATGCGGGTTTGGAAGTCTCCACGGAGCAAACCGTCAACGTTG